GTTTGCCATGGTCGTTCGTCTCCAGTTGAAGGGAGGCGGGGCGGAACCCCGCCCCGCTCATCAGGCGTTGAGTTCGAGAGCCGCGAGACGAATCTTCTTGCGGTCGTACTTGCGATCCCAGTTCGCCGCAGTCGCCAGCTCGGCATTCGTCGGGGAGACGCTTGCCATGGACGACTTGGTGAAGGAGAGACCGCGCGGATGCAGGAGCATCTTGCGGCGGGTGTGGACGGTCGTCTGACCGCCACCGTTGCCGGCAGCGGGTTCGCGCTTGCGCTCGAAAGCCCACTCAGCATCGACGGTCGCGTCCATGAAGGCGAACGCACCGCGCCCGAACAGGAATGCCGTATACTTGTCCGAGTTGGTCCCGCTCGTCACGGGCAGCGTGTCATCCACAATGACATCGAGGCCCATGTAACGACCGATGCCGAACGGCGACTGTGAATCGCGCTCGAAATCCGTATTGTCGCCATTGAGCATCGAACCGTAGATGTCCGAATGGATGGCGATCGCCACCAGCTCATTGAGCATGTCGCCCATGGTCAGGCGAGCATAGTTCACCGCAGCCGGAGACAGTCGGTTCGCCGCCGTGACCGACCCCGCTGCAACGTCGGAGTAGACCGAATAGATCATATCCGAGGAATCGTTGGCAGCGTTGTCGGCGAGGACACCCTTGACCGAACTGACCAGCTTCTGCTGCTCGACATAGGTCCAGTAGGCACCCATGCGGTTGAGAACCACGCTGACCGGATCGTTTCGGTTCCCCGTCGCCTTCATGCCAGACAGGTCCATGGTGGACCAGCTTTTGTGCAGGCCGTGCTTGATGGCCTGGGTCTGACGGGTCCCGACCTTCTCCGGGGTCGCCATGTCGGCCGGGTCGTCGTTGATGATGTCCGGCTCGGTGCGGCCGAGGTCGTCCCATTCCGGCATGTCGATGGTCCAGCCACCGGCATTCATCTGGGACGCCACATCCTCGGGCGGGGCGGCGATGATACCGGAACGAACGAAGGCGTTCGTCTCGGGACGCTCGTATTGCATATACTGGAGGTAGACGGACGGTTCGATGATGTCCGCAATCTGGGTGACAGCCATTGTCTTGACCTTTCAGGATGGCTAGCCGAGGCCGAATTCGGCAGGGTTCTTCCCGGCCGCTCTGATCAGCGCCTCGGCTTTCTTCGGGTCGTCGCGAATGAGATAGCCCTGCTTCGTCCGGTTGAAATTCGGACCATCGGAGAAGGGATTGGACAGCGTCCCCGTGGCGTTGGTCGCCATGGTGTCTTCGCTGTAGAGTTCCTTGCCGACCTTCGCGAAGGCCTTGGCGATCTTGGCATCGAGGATAGAACCCTCTGCCGAGACCATCCGACCTTCGACAAGCGCCTCCTTCAAGCCGAGCTGGTGAATGGCGCGAGAGGCCAGTTCAACGTTCTGCTTGTAGGTCTCGCTCTCAGGCGCTCCCCATTCCGAGGTGATCGCGTTGTGGGCAGCGGTTTCCCTTTGCGCCTGCGCCTCGATCATGCCGGTATAGGTGCCCGCCTGATGGCCGACGAACTTGTCATGGAGCGACTGAGCCTGCTTCGGTGTAAGGCCGGCTTCATGCGCCCAATTACGGAACTCGATTGCGCTCTTTTCGTCGTACGGGAAGTTCTCCGGCAGTGCCTCGCGGTTGAGCTTCAGCTCGTACCCGTCGGCCTTTTCCGGGCGACCCATCTTCGAATAGAACTTGTCCCAATCCTCCTGAGTGGCGTTTTCACCCGGCAGAGGAACAGACTTCGATGCGTGGGATTCGAGATTACGATAGCTGTCCGCGATCTTGTTGAGATCGACGGAACCATCTTCCCCGGCCCACTTCTTCGCTTCGACCAAAGCGCGGTTGTCCTCGTTGAGAGGGCCAGCCACCTTGATCCCGTTCTCACCGGTAGACCCACCATCGGTAAGTACGGTTGAAGGCTGCGCGGTTGTAGGAGCCTGCTCCTGCCCATTCGCAGTTTCTGCCATAACGTTGGTCCTTCTTTATCGGAGGGCCGCTAAACGTGGCCCCATCGCCGGCCTGTCTGGATTTTCCAAACCGTAGTTCTGTGCAGGCCATATTCACGCGCGAGAGCGGCGAGCCCCCGCTGCGAATTTTTGATTTTTGAGATTACGGGCGCAGGAATCTGCCTGGCAGCGCGACCGCGCGCGAACATATCGGCAGTGTTCTGCTCGTGAGTGCCGCAATAGAGA